TTCCCTACACGACGCTCTTCCGATCTGGATTGCATCTTTTCGCGCGGCAGCGGATCGAGAAGGCGGGTTCAACTCGAATGGCGCTATTGCGTTCGCCTCGGATACGGTGAGTACGGCGTGGCCGTCGGGGCGCGATACATTCACGACGGGGTATCCGGTTACTGGTTCGCCGGGTGTTTCGCAAATTGGCAGTACGGCAGGCACATCGGAAACATTCGTCTGGAATCGTGGCCTCTCGCAGGCCGAAATGCGCGAGTGGTTGCTCAATCCTTACCAATTATTCGCCCCGCTTCGCCGTCCCGTTTTCTTCATCGGTGCGGCGGGTGGGGCGGTCACGCGCAGCCATGCACAGGTCATTGGATAAATGGTCTATGGCTTTCAACTGGTCGGCTTCCAGCACTCTCCGCTCGGCTTCCAGCCGTTGCCGGTCGGGGCAACCTGCCGTGGCTTCCAATGGATCGGCTTCCAGCACTTGCCCGCCGGCTTCCAATCGCTGTTCCAATGCCCAAGCCCGCCAGCGGGGGTTTTTCAGCACATACTCTGGAAGGTCGGTAGCTTCGGCATCAGGACTAAAGTAACCTTGAACCAGATCCTCGGGATGCCCGACGACCGCGACAACTAGGAGCGACCATGCACACCACGCGCTTTGCCATTGATGATGCAGTAACCCTCAAGGCCGAATCGGCTGCCGTGCTGGCCGTGCTCAGAGGCGACTTCGACGCCGAGATCGCCCGCGTCACGGCGCTGCGCGATGAACTCGCCAAACTCCAGACCACCAAGCAGAACTACGAGGACGCGCAGGCCAAGCTCGCCGCCGCCGCCGCCGCCGAGGCTGGAGCCAAGGCCCTGCTCGACGCGGCCAAAGAAGAAGCCAAAGCCATCGTCGCCAATGCCACGCAGACGCTCGCCGCCGTCAACGCCCAGCGCATTGCCCTGGACAGCGCCAGCGCCAAACTCGCGTCCGACCGCTCGGCCTTCGACGCCTCCGCCGCCTCGGCCAAGCAGGTTTTCTCCCAGCAATCGGCTGCGCTGGATGTGCGCGAATCCCAGGTCTCCGCAGGAGAAGTCGCACTTGCCGCCGCACAGGGCAAACTCAATACCGAACGCCTTGCCTTCAACAAGCGGCTCGAAGCCCTCAAAGCCTAGATTTGACAACCAGAAACAATTAGTAGCAGACTGTCCTAGACAACCACGGGAGTCGTCCATGAACCTGCTCATGCAGTACCTCAAGCAGTACCTCACGCTGCCCATCCTCCTTGCCCCGGCAGCGAACGCAGGTCTCTCGATGACCGGCAATATCCCCGATAACGGGTCGCTCGTCCAAGTCCTCTCGCAGATGCAGAACAACGCCATGTATGCGGGCGGCGGGGTTGACTTCCAGGCAGTTGCGGCTGCAACCCATACGGCGACCAGACTCGGCAATGCCGTATTGCAATACACCGTCGGGCAAGCGATGACGCTCACGCTCGACTATGCCTACAACATAGTGAACGCGCTGCCGCAGCCGGTGTTCAGCGGCCAGAAGTTCCAGTTCATGATTACCACCAACGCGGCAACCACGATCGCCACGCCGACCCTGTCCTCGACCGACGGCGGCGTGACCCTCGCCGGCACGACGGCGGTGCTCGCGGCTTCGGCCCGCTGGTATCAAGGCCAGATCACCCAACTGACTTCGACCGCGGGGATGCCGACCACGGTGGGCACCACCTTCGTTTCTCTGACCCGTGTCGGCGCCACCAACGGCTACACGCTGGTTCTGGGCACGAACGCTCTGATCCCGGTCACGGGGCAACTGGTCTACCTGAACGTGACAGCGGGCACGCTGCCTTCAGGCTGGTATCCGATCAGCTTCGTCACCTCGGCGCTCAACTTCGTCATCATGACCCCGCCGGGCCTCTGGACGATGACCGCCGGCACCATCGGCACCGGCATCGTCGCTCCCGCCACCTACTCGCCGCTGGTCACGATCACCGGCCTGTGGGCGCTGGTAGTCTCCACGGCCTCGGTCTAAGGAGAGCGCGATGTTGAGAGCCCTCCCCGCAGGGATGATTGCCGATATTGGATCGAACTTCGGCCTTCAAGCCCTGCAAAACAACGCCAACGCCGCGAGCTTTGGCGCAGTATCGCAACTGGCGACCACAACGGCCAACGCGGTCGTGGTCACGCCAGCGATGCTCCTGACCGGGGTCATCAACATGACCGCGGGCGCGAACGGCGGCTTCACCATAACGCTGCCGACCACGGCGCAGATCCTCTCGGTGCTGGGACCGACGATCGCCTACGATGGCACCTTCGGCAAGCTGCTGGAGTTCATCAACGTCGCCATCGGCCAGACCGGCACGGTGACGGCTGGGGATGCCAGCACGACCGTGACCGGCACGGCGACGATCGCCACCAACACGGTGCGCGAGATGTTGCTCAACATCAATGCCGGTGGCCTCGTCGTCGTCACCAATCTTGGCAGCAAGGCGATATGAGCCGCCTCCTGCTGCGCCTACTCGCCCGCTTCCTCACCCTGGCTGTCGATGGCGAGGGCGACCCGCCCGACCCGCAGGACGCCGGAGGCACCGGCGACGAAGGGCTGGACGAACTCCTCGGCGCGGTCGAGCCCGAGGGCGAGCCGGTAAGCGCCACCGAAGGCGAGCCCGAGAACCCGTTGGTCAAGGAAGCGCGCTCGCGCGCTGACGCCGCCACCCGCGAACTCGAAGCCGAACGCGCCGCGCGCCGCGCCGCCGAAGCCCGCATCCCGGTCGCGCCCATTGCCGGCGACCCCGAATACGACCGCGAGGAACAGGAACTCGCCCAGGCCCGCGCCTCGGGCGCCACGCAGGAATCCCTGTCGTGGCTGCAATGGAAGATCGACTCGAACCGCAAGATCCGCCTCTCCGAGCGCAACGCGACATCGGCGCTGCGCCAGGCCGAAGACATCTCCGACCGCAACGCCTTCGAGCGCCTGGAAATCACGAAACCGCAGGTCTTCAAGCGGTACAAGGATCGCGTCGAGGCCACCATGACCGAAATGCGTGCCAAGGGGCAGAACGCGCCGCGGCTCGCCGTCCTGCGCCTCCTCATCGGGGACGACATCATGAACGGCAAGATCAAACCGAAAGCGGCCAAGGCCGCGGCCGAAGGCGCTCCGGCCCCGTCGACCGTCGACCGGGGCCGCACCCCCGGCGTGCGGACTGATGTGCGCGGTCGCGCCGGCAGCCTCACCGAACACGAAAAGCGGCGCGCACGGCTAGAGAATACCCCCCTGTAACACACGCGGAGACACCATGAAATCGTACCTCAAGCTCATCACCTCTTTCCTGGCGCTCGGCGTGGTCAACACCTCGACCTCGACGGGCTTTCAGTCCGATGTCGAACTGTTCATCCAGGAGGAAGTCGAACCGCTGGCACGACGGCAACTCGTCGCCTACCAGTTCGGCAAGCCGCTGCACCTCGACACGAACCGCGGCGTCACCTACACCGCGACCCGCTTCGAGCGCCTGCCGCTGCCCTTCGCGCAACTGCAAGAAGGCGTTGCTCCCGTCGGCGAGGCGGTCACGCTCGCGCAAGTCACGGCGACCGCCCAGCAATGGGGCGATTCGGTCATCGTTACCGATGTCGCCAACCTGACGATCAAGCATCCGATCTTCCAGCAAGCGATCCAACTGGTCTCGCTCCAGATGCCGGAAACGCTGGAGCGCAACACGCTCAACACGCTGGTCAGCGCCAATCAGGTCAATTTCGCCAACGGCCGCGCCTCACGCGCCACGCTGGTTGTGACCGACGTGATGACGCCGCACGAAGCCAACAAGGTTTTCGGCAGCCTCGTTACCTACGGTGCCCCGCGCTTCAACGGCGACGAGCGCCCCGACATGATGATCGAGGCCGGATCCTACCGCGACCCGTCGAAGTCGCCCGCCGTCATGCAGCACTACGTCGCGCTGATTCACCCGCTGGCCTCGCAGGATATGCGCGAGAACAGCCAAGTGAACACGGCATGGGCGCAAAACGACATCAATCGCCTCTACAACAACGAACTCGGCTCCTGGGGCGGCCACCGCTGGGTCGAAACGAACATGATGCCATATTGGGTCGGCGTGGCGCTGGTCACGGGCACCGCTGGCATCCTCGGCAATCTGGCGGCCTCGGCCACCTACAACATCCAGGTGACGGGCTCCCCGGCGTCGACCTCGGTCGAGCAGCGCATCTATCAGGTGTCGGGCAACATCAACGTCGCGGCCAATGGTTCGATCTCGGTCACGCTGCCGACGCTGCCGGGCTACACTTTCAGCATCTACATCGGCACGACGGCGAGCCCGACCAACCTGGCGACGACCGCCTCGGGCCCCGCGGTCGGCCCGATGGCAGGTCAGGCCACGCAACTGCCTTCCGGCGCGACCGTGATCCTGACGGGCATCGGCATCGCGCAGACGCCCCCGGCCGCCCCGGCCACCGGCGTGACCGTGTTCCCGACCATCTTCATCGCCAACCATAGCTACGGCCAAGTCATCTTGGAGAACCCCGAGTTCTTCTACCTGACCGGCGCCGACAAGTCCGACCGCCTGAATCAGACGCGCGTCGTGTCGTGGAAGTGCTTCTACGGCTCGATCATCCTGAATCAAGCGTTCCTGGCGCGGGTGGAATCATCGAGCGCCTTCACGCCGGGCTACACGGCGGGCACGGTTTCCTGACCTGACTGTGGTGCGATAGGGGCGGCGAGAATCACCGCCGCCCCTCTTTTTTGAGGACGACGATGGCTGACGAAGCGGAAGTGAAGGCAGGCAAGACCAAGGTCGTGAAGAAGCGCAAGAAGTGGACGCGCCGGGCGAAACCGCCGGGCGAGGCCCCGGATGCGATCGTGGCGGTCGCCTCTGTCAAGGATGCGTCCCCCGCCGACCTGAAACGCCTGCTCGCCGAGATCGACGGGCTCAAGGCGCAACTCGCCAGCGAGACAGAAAAGCGCACCGAAGCCGAAGCCGCCGCGCTCTCGGCCGCCGAGGCGCAGGGCTTCCTCATGCAGCACGACATCGAGGAAGTTCCCACCGGCAAGATGGTCACGATCAAGAAATGCACCGGCTACAAGGTCGTCGGGCACAAGGACGATGGGCGCGACATCCTTCGGCCCGAGTTCGAGGACGTGAAAGTTCCCACCTACTTCTACAAGATCGACCTGCCGCCCTGCGGCGGAACCGACGCCAAGATCAACGGCGTGCCCTTCTACCACGGAACGGTCTATGAGTTCGACATCGACACGCTCCGCACGATCAAAGACATCGTGTACCGCTGCTGGAAGCACGACTCGGAGATCCACGGCACCGACGAGAACTTCTACCGCAAGCCGCAGAAGCCCGTCCTGCGCGGGAGCGCCCGGCAATGAACGAGCCCGATAGCGCCGTCATCATCGGCAACTTCGAGGTGTCGCTGACGCTGACCGACAAGCGCACCATCAAGATGTCCGGCTACGTCTTCAACAAAGACACACCGGAAGACCTGAACGTGCGCCTCGACGCGGCGCAGGACGCGCTCGACCGGCAGGCGATCCGCTGCGACATCGCCAACAAGGAAAGCCAGATCGCCAACCTGACGCAAGGCCTGGAGTTTCATGCCGAGCATTTCGAGGAACTGGTCGCCAAGAAGCAAAACGTCGGCAAACTCACGACGCAGGAAAAGCAACTCATCGGCAAGTTCGATCAGGACGTGCGCGGCGCACAGGCGCAGATCAGGAGCCTGCAAGCCGCCGTCGCCGCAGGACGCCAGAAGATCAACGGCGCAATGGCGCATGAGTAATGCGGGCCAAAGAAATCTGCCTGCTGGCCTCCCGAGTCGCCAAAGGCGGCACGGGAATGGTCGACATTGCCGGACAATGGCTGAACATCGTCCTTGAAGACCTCAAACTCAACAAGAACCTCAAGGTCAACCGCGTCACGCAAATACTGAACTTCCCGGCGGGCACCTTCGGCCCGCTGGCGCTCGAAGCGGACTATCTCCGCACCTACGACCTGTTCTACCAGATCCCCTCGGTCGGCGGGATCACGGGCTCGTCGCAAACGCTGTTCCTGAATCCGGTCACGATGGAACAGTTCGATGCCGAGTTCAAGGACACGCAGGAAACCAATTACCCCTACGAGTACGCCACCGACCTGTCGACGCAGGCGCAAGTGTGGAGCGGCGGCGCGCAGGGCAACGGCAGCCTCAGCTCGGCCGGCGGGATCTACATCTACCCCGCCTCGTCAGGTGTGCTCGCGCTCACGCATCGGTACATGAAGAACCAACCCGACATCGTTACGCCTTCGGTCTCGAATCTGGAACCGTGGTTCGCCTACACCGAATACCTCATCACCGCGACCGCCGCCGGCATGATGGGCGTGACCGGCGACGACCGCTCCGACGCCTACCGCGCGCGCGCCCAGGATATGCTGCGCCCGCACCTCATCATGGAAGGCGACGAGCAGCAAACCGTGCAGAACGTGCGGCTCGACCCGCGTCATTTCCGCTTCAACCGCGGCCTGAAACCGACCAAAGCCTCGCCTTTCTAGGGGCGCCGAATGGCTATCAACAAGAGCCAGCCGATGCGCCTCACCCCGGTCGGGCTGGTCGATGCCTATGACGCGACCAATCGCTTCGCCGGAGCCTGTCAGAAGCTCTCCAACCTGATCTTCGACCCGTCCAACCCGGAACTCGTGGTGAGCCGGCCGGGCGTGACGAAGCTACTCGATTTCTCCGAGGGCGGGCACTTCGTCAATCCCGGCTTCGTATCCATCGTCGCCGGGGTGGGCGATCGCCTGTACGGCATGATCGCCTCGGGGCTGTTTGTCGGCTACGATCAACCGTTCTGCTTCGACACCGCGGCGATGGCCTTCATCCCGATCACGGGGATGAACAGCAAGAACGTGCCGGTGAGCCCGCCGACGACAGGCGATTGGGTGCCGCCGACGCTGGCGGTGGTGGGCACGATGGTGGTCATCACGCACCCCGGCTTCACCGGGGGCGCCGCGCCGCAATGGGGCACGGGCCTGTGGGGCGATCCGGCGGCCACCTGGGGCACCGGCATCGGCTTCTTCGGCGTCATCGACATCACGGTGCCGGCCGCGCCGACCTGGGGCTCGTTCAACACCGCGACCAAGCCGTTGCCCGGCGTGCCGAGCGCGGTCGCCAATTTCAACAACCGGGCCTGGTTCGCCATCGGCAACCAACTCTGGTACACCGATGTCCTGACCAACCCGCTGACCGTCACCAACTCGACGCAGTTCCTCGTGCTGGGCGACAACACGCCGGTCAACGCGCTGGTGGGCCTGCCGGTCACGACGACCTCCTCCGGCGTGCTGCAAGTCCTGACAGCGTTC